ACCCGCACCCGTTTGACCCTGTAAACCCGTTACACCTGTCAAACCTTGTAACCCTGTTACACCCGTTAATCCTTGTACTCCAGCACCAGTTTGTCCCTGTAAACCTGTTACGCCAGTCAAACCCTGTATATCCGCTCCGGTTTGTCCCTGTAAACCTGTTACACCTGTCAAACCTTGTAAGCCTGTAACACCTGTTGTCCCCAAACCAGTCACACCTTGAATTCCGGTTACACCAGTTGCCCCCTGAACGTTTGAGATTCCAGTAATGCCTTGTAAGCCTGTTACGCCAGTCAAGCCCTGTAAGCCTGTAGAGCCTGTTGTCCCTAAACCAGTTATGCCTTGGATGCCGGTAACACCAGTAATTCCTTGTATAGTAGATGCAGCACCCGTTTGCCCTTGCAATCCTGTAACACCTGTTAAGCCTTGTAATCCGGTAACTCCTTGAATACCAGTTTGACCTGTAGCTCCAGCAACATTTGATATACCAGTAATACCTTGAAGTCCGGTAACACCAGTTATTCCTAAACCAGTAATACCTTGTAAACCTGTAGTACCTTGTACACCAGTTTGACCTGTTGCTCCAGCAACATTAGATACACCAGTAATACCTTGTAGTCCGGTAACTCCGGTTGTGCCAAGTCCAGTAATGCCTTGTACACCTGTAACTCCTTGAATACCAGTTTGACCTTGTAAACCTGTAACACCTGTTAGGCCTTGTAACCCTGTAGCTCCGGTTATCCCTAAACCAGTCACACCTTGTATACCAGTAACACCAGTAACTCCGGGAACATTAGAAACTCCAGTTTGTCCCTGCAAGCCTGTTACACCAGTTAAACCTTGTAAACCTGTAACTCCAGTTATTCCGAGTCCGGTTATACCTTGGATGCCTGTAACTCCAGTAATACCCTGAAGTCCGGTAACTCCTTCGCCAGTAACTCCCATACCTGTAGCACCTTGTATTCCGGTTTCTCCTTGGAGTCCTGTTACTCCTTGTATACCAGTAACTCCGGGAACATTTGATATTCCTGTTACGCCTTGTAAACCTGTTTCACCTTGGCTTCCAGTATTACCACTTCCATATCCAGTAGCCCCTTGTATACCTGTAACACCCGTAACCCCTTGAAGTCCAGTGACTCCTTCACCTGTAACCCCCATGCCTGTAACACCTTGTATTCCGGTTACTCCTTGTATACCAGTAGTTCCTATGCCTGTAATTCCTTGAAGTCCAGTAAAGCCTTGTGCTCCTGTTGTTCCTCCAAATTCATACCAACCATCATTGGTTTCATTACGCACTTTTAAAAGAGCCATTTAACACCTCCTTGATTGGTATGCATTATGTATCTATCCATATCATCCCCGCATAAAGTCCTGTTGGTTCAGATGCTGAAATTACTACCATCCCAACTGTGCCAGAGCGAGGGATGGTTAGATTGTAATTATCGGCACTAGTTAGGGTTAATGTTTTTGCTGTTGTTATAGCGGTAGTAAGTTTACCCTTATAGGTTGCGTCAGAGTAGAAACGAACAAGTCCTGCACCATCGGCTATAACAATACTATTAGAAACATTTCCAACATTTGTATTAGCTCCCAACATTGTATTATTTACACCGGTTGTAATGCCGCGTCCAGAATTATAACCAATAAGGGTATTTTGACCGGCAGAACCACCAGTTATATTAATATCTTGTGCTGCATCACTTCCAACTACGGTATTTTTATCTCCGGTAGTATTTGCGTGTAATGCCGAATATCCAATTGCTATATTACTTGTTCCAGTTGTATTATCTCCCGCAGCAAAACTTCCAATAGCTATATTTTTATCAGATGTTGTACTTTTTTCTAACGTGCCTTCTCCCATTGCTATATTATAATTTCCATCTATATTGGCGTGTAAAGAATTTGTTCCAATAGCAGTATTACTATATCCTTCTGTATTATGATAAAGTGCTAAATATCCAACCCCAACATTATCATCTCCCAATGTACTTGAATGAAGAGCATCTGTTCCCATAGCAATGTTATTGTCTCCATCTGTGTTATAATAAAGAGCGCCTTTTCCTACGGCAGAATTTCTTCTGCCAGAAGTATTTCCATTAAGCGCACCATAACCAACGGCAACATTATCACATCCTTGTGCCGTTAGATAAGAAGCCATTGCATATGCGCCTATGGCAACATTGCCAGTATTAGCATTATTATATTGAAGAGCATATGCACCTATTCCAACTGTTTCATCCCCATTACTTGTATGGAGAGCATAATATCCAAAAGCAACATTATAAGAGCCTGATGTGTTTGAATATAAACTATATGAGCCTACAGCAGAGTTATTAGCGCCTATTGTGTTTGCAGCAAGAGAATATGTCCCTAAACCAGCATTATAATATCCGCTAGTGTTATTATAAAGGGCAACCATTCCCAAAGAGATATTATAAGACCCCTGTGTTCCTGTTCCACTTACGGAATCACCACCGCTTCCAATCCAAACATTATTTCCATTTGTTCCTATGGCAGCATGCGTTGAAAGCAAATACGAATCGAGAACCGTGCCAGCTAAACTCAATCCGTGTTCATCGGAAGCAAGTGTAATTCCTCCTCCACCCCCCTCGCCTTCAAGGCTTGTTACAATAGTTCTGTTATTTATAACATCATCTTGAACGCTAAATCCAAGTCCAAAACTTAATCCCGCTCTTTGTGGCATAAACGAATCTTCAACAACTATCTTATGTCCCGGAGTTGTCCCTGATGAAATTCCTCCAAGGGTGGGAACTTCTAATAAAGCCCCTGTATCCAAACCAGCAGTAAAAGACTCATCCATAAAAGAAGTACCCATAAATGTATTGGCTACAGATGCTATTGCTGTTCCCCCTGCTGCCAGCGCACTCAAGTTGCTGCCAAGTTGTGCAGCTTCTCCCATTAAATCTCCGTAGATATATCTTGAGTTATCCAAACGCAAGCTATTACTGAAGGTTAAATTAAAATCTTGAGGACTATCATAGGTTATATCAAGCTCCAATAGAACTGCTATAATATCCAAATCATTATCTTTTCCAACCGTTATAGATTTACCCAAGTCTAATTCATCTGTAAATGGGGTAAATTCTTTCAATGCCAGTAAATTTGTATAATCCCCTTTGAACTCAAATCTTGGTACGGCAACCCTTTCTGAAACCGTTAGAGATTGGTCATATAATTGTTGAGAATATGTTTGAAAATTCTCCATTGTTTCTTTTGGTGTTTTTCCAGTGTATGTTTTAATATTTGCATTTGTATAAGTATTTTCATAAATATAACTGGTTAATTCAAGATATTGAGCCTCTGTCATATTGGGTTCGAAATAAATTATTTCTTTATAAGCAATTAATTTAGTTCTTATTTCATCTATGGATATGGTTGTTGTTGTATTCGGGATTATTTTTTGAAGAGCAGAATATATATCATCAAGAACCACTATTTCCCCATTGATAGCTTGAACGATACTTGTTTTTACAGAACCACTAGGAACAGTAAAAATTGTTCCTGAAAACAAATTATCTATAAGTTCTAATAAATCATCATTAGCATCTTCGGCATCACGAAATAGATTATATATTCCTTCTTTGCTACTGTCCATAAGTGCTTGGTCAAAATAAGGCCAACTTCCAGAAGCACTTTTATAAACGGCTTCCCAATCCCCTTTTAGAAACTCTATATCCTCTCCCATTGCAATTACATTCTTTTCCATGTTTGCAAAAACAACGCCTTGAGAGAACGCAAGTCTGTTGCTGATTTTTCTAAGTTCTACCTGTAGAGAATCTATTGCCATTTGCTTTGATGCAATATCTGCTACCGCACTGGATATTTTTAATTTTTGTGCAGCAATCTTAGCATCTATATCCGTTGTATCTCCGGGTGGGTCTTGCTCTAATAACCCATTTCGTGTAGTTATCATACTTTGATATTGGGTAGTTAATTCATCATAAGCATCTACCAATATCAACATATTAGCATTTAAAATATTTAATCTGGTTACTTTATTTGCATAACCTGCTTGTTGGGCTACTACGGCGTCTTCCCAAACGGTCAGGGCATCAATCAACCCTTGTGTCATCCAAGCAGTTGTTTTAAAATGAATGAAGTTATAAATTACCTTTGTACCAAGAGGATTAACTCCGGTTATGTCCAATCCATCTCCACCGTAACAATAAAGGGCAGTACATATTTCTTCTGTTATTTCTTTAAATTCTGTTTTTTTTATCAGATTTTCCATAGAAACATAGATGTTTGTACTTGGAGCGGGTATTTCATTTTTTAATGCAGTTACAGTTTTAGTAAATGTATCAAACAAAAATATACATCCATAAGCTTTTTCTACATCTTTCATTAAAAAATTATAGAGAGTACTGTTGTTTGACTTGAATGTGCGATACACTCCTAATAAAGATGTGGCTATGCTTCCCATACTCCAAGTTGGGGCAAGTTTTATAATTGTATTAAGTAAATCTGAAAATTCATAAGTTCCTTCGAATCCTGTCAACCTTCTCGCAATCATTTCTGATTCCAAAGAATGGCAATTCACTTGTTTTACAAGAGTGCCTCCGTCCGTTTCTTCGCTGGCAGAATCTATCAAGTAATATCCAATGTCATTAAGAAGAATTACCATCTTTCCTTGAATTGCATCATATATTTCTTCAGCACCTTCTACTCTTGGGAATTTAAATTCAAGGTCAGAAAGTGCATTATAGCGGAGAACATTTTTAATTCCGTAGGCCAAACCAAGAGGGTATATTTCATCTTTTGTTGGGGTGCACAGGATTAGTCCGGGAAGTTCGAGTTGGTTAAAATAGTTATAGGTTGGGGTTATTGTTTGAGGAATTAAGGCTGGAATATCCCGCTCAATAACATTATCTATATATACAAACCCATAATCTCTCGCAGGGTCTTCCATAGGGATATTCCAAGACTGTATTCCAAAATTAACAGTATCAATTCCCGATGTTACATTTAAAACAGAGGGACTTATCGTTTCTTTTTCAACCCCATCTATAAATAATGTTACAACGTCTCCTGTTCCTATTTTTAACCCTATATTTTTCCATGATAGAATCGAGTATTGTGAAGAGAATGAAAAGGCACTCAGTGTATCATCCCATATCCCTAAATATATTGTTTTTCCAGTTGAGGGGGTATAACGAACAAACACCATAATTGTCGAAGTATCCCCCGTTGCATAAAAGACAACCGGGGATGAATCCAAGGTATTAAAATAATCTAGATATGTAACATTATCAGAATAATTTGATAAATTTAAATTATCAATATTTACATCAAAATAGTATTCAACATTATTTTTTTGTTCTGTATACGCAAATTGCCCGAATGAAATACTTCTGGCTGCGTAAAAAGCCGCCCCATAATTCCCAGATTTTTTTGCAAGGGTTGATGGTACTGGTGGGCACGCAATACTGGTTGAATATATACTGTCAAATTTCAAAGTTCCAGTTGTGGTTGTGTCATTTGTTTCTACACATCCAAATAAACCATATTTTACATAAATGGTTGAATTTGAAAAGCTTTCTCCTGTTGTATGAAACAAGGTTGTTTCATTTACGGCTATAAATCTTTCTATATAATTGATTCCTCCATTGCCATATTCCCTTTGCTCTATGTATACGTTATTATAGTCTGCTGGTAAACTAGATGAGCGCCCAATAATTGTTTTAACACCGTCAATATATTTATAAAAAGTAAGTGTGTTTGGGTAATTACCCTGAAGCTCTATTTGAAACACGGTATTATTTGTGCTGTTTTGCTGCCTATACACAACCATTGTCTTTCCACTTGCCACAGAAATTTTAGAAAAATCTATCCAAAAGTTTGTAAAATGGTCAAAAAATCCTCCCCCTAAAACCGATATATCTAATTTCCCATATGATGCGGTTACACTGCTATGTGTATAAACAAGCCCTCCTGAGCCATCGTGAGCGCCTTGGGGGGCTATGGTTAATTTATTTTCTGTATCAGTAACCGTATCAAAAAAGCTGCTAACAAATGTGGATGTATCAAAATGGATACTTTTATACCAGCCATAATTGGGAAGATTTCCTCCAATATTATCAAAACCGGTTGGTCTAGGAGTACAAAGCGGGTCATTAGTCCCATTTTCGAAAGTAGAAATTAAAGTTTCACTCATTGTTAACTCCTTCTCATAATATTAACCAACCTTAACTGCAATTGGAGAGGTTATAGAAATAGCTGAGATATTTCCCAATACGGTAAGGTCATTGCGCCCTTTTAAAAATCTCAACCAATTTTTATTAAAATTTTCCAATGGATATGTTACTATACTTGAACTAATAAATTGTAAATCACAGTTCATTGTTATTATTTCATAGGGGGATAGTGTTATATAAAATTGTCTGTTATTATCTGTCACGTTGGTTATTGTTACACTTCCACCAAAACGATTTGCTGTAATCATAAGTTCTGTTGGATAGGTATAAAAAGAATTTGCAGATTCATTAAAAAAGATAATTGTTCCAGACGCAGTAGCACCCCTATAAGTATAACTATATTTTTTTGGCTCACGCCATCCCCAAGGGGCATCACAAACAACTGTTGTTGTAAACCCTTGAATCATATTACCAATTCGTAAAATATCAGGTTCTGTCAGGAAACAATTAAAATAGGTATCTTCCATATCATTTTGACAAATTCTTAAAGGTTTATATTCCTGTTGCCCAAATAACCACCCTGCGACGCCGCTATATTCTGCCGCTGTTAACTCAGTTTGAAAATATGCAGAAAGGGGAAATGTTAGCACGGGAGTTTGTTCTGCTCCAAAAAGTAGGGGAGCGGGTCTTCTAAATAATTTTTGTGTAAGTAATTCTACATTGTTAGAGCCAGTTGTTCTTGACTCTCCTTCGCCTCCGAAGTCACCGATGTAACAATTAAAAAATTCAGAGGGTATTCCATTATAGATAAATGTTCTTCCATAAAATGGCATTTATTTCTCCTTTCTGTAAAAGGGGTTTATAATAAAATAAACCCCCTTACTTAATATAAAATGTTTCTTTTATTACCTTATAGAACTTGGTCAGTTGACCGTTTATATCCTCTGCTCATTAATGCCGCATTCATTTTTTCAAATGTTTTGTTCATCATCTTTTCCAAGTCGGGTAGAACAGATTTATCAAGATTGCCTTCAACGTGAATTGGCATGGAAATATTTGTTTCCCCGTTTTTAATAGAAGTTCCTGTTGGTTGATTTGCAATTCTAGGAAGTATGTTACCCATAAAGTTACTCATTTGTCCTTCTGTAGCAACATATTCGCCTTTTAATAACTTGGAAAATACTTCATTGCTTTTTAGTTTTCCGGCGAACTCTCCTCCATGATGCTGTTCAACAATTCCACCCTCATGCTTTTTATAGATGTTATGAACAAGAATCCCGTTGGCAAAATAGTTGTGGGATTCATGGTTTGTATGAAGGTTATATACTGGAACACTTGCTTTAACCCATTCCAACGATGCAACCTCTATTTTTACTCCATGAATATCTGTTAAGTATTCGCCAATTGTCAAATCTTTAACAGGCTTCCACCAACCTTCCACATACATTGCGTGATTGGGAGTTACGCTAAGGAAATCATTTAGTACAATATATTCTTCAACTTCTTCTTTTTTATGATGTAGTGTTTCAGTTATTGTTGTGTCAATTAATTTATCTTGTTCAAAATCATATGATTTTATTAAATCTCCAACATTGATTTTTTCTATTGGTGTAATTGTCCCGTCTGCCATAGAAACCATTGTTCCTGCTATAAAACAACCTTTGCCAGTGGGAGGGGGGATAACCGGAGGCGGAGTAGTACCCTCTTTTTTGGATAACTCATCCTGCAAGCGAAGCATCTCTCTTAGTTTTTCTAATATCTCATCATAAGACTTTCCTTGTCTGAGCATACCCTCTACTGTTTCATCAACCCACGCCTGATGCGCAACATCTATTTCTCCGAATGTATCTTTCATCATTTGGGTAATTGTTGCCATCATCTCGGCATATGACATTTTTATCTTGTCATTATTCTTTACAATAGTATTAGCACCAGATGAAGACCCCTTTTGCAAGGCGCTTATTTGTTCTCGAAGCTTGTCTATCATGGTGTCAATTGCTTCAATTTGTTTGTTAATCATTTCTTCAAATGCTTTTTCTAAGTCATCTAATGCCTGTATTTGGAGTTCGTACTTTCTGTCTTCCTTATCTTTGGTAATTTCAGTTTCAAGTTGACCGGCTTCCTCTTCGAGCTTTAGTCTCTCTGCGGTAGCTTCTTCGCTATCATCTAAAGAAAGGATGGTGATTCTGGCTTTTAATTTAGCCAAATCCAAGTTCTTCTTCATCAATTCATCAGTGAAGTCTTTCTCTTCTTTCATGCGCTTTAGAGATTCTTTTTGTGCGGCGATGTATTTTTTATATTCTTCGAGTTGGTCTTGGAGAGCTTTCTTTTTCTTTTCAAGAAGTTTAATTTCTCCTTCCAACCTTATCTCTTCTTCTGATTTTCCTCCACCACCTCCACCACCTCCGCCGTCATATGTTGGGATTGTTATTGCATCTGGCATTTCTTTTAATTTTTTAGCTAGAGCATCAAGGGCTTGCCAGTTTAGCCATAGTTTTCTTGTTTCTGTATCTAGAGCGTTTCCCGTTAGAGCAAGTTGGTAAGCATGCCACGCTTCCGTAGCAATGACTTCGGCTTCTGCTACAACAAGATAATGGAGAGCTATCGTATCTAATGTTATTTTTCCGGTTTTTACGTCAATCATTATAGCTTCTGCATATCCGGCTTTCATCATCTGTATCATTTGTTGATAAGTTAATTCCCCCGTTTGGCGATAAGACTCCATAACGCTTTCAAGCATTTGTTGATTGCTGAAAAATGCATCTGTTGTTGCTTCTTCTGCATTGGCCAAATCAATCGCCGCTCTTGCTGCATTTTGCAGTTCTGGTGTCAAATTTATAAATGCATCACTGGCATAGTATGCGTTCTCTGTTACTCTATTTAAAGATTTCTCGGTGATAATTAAATTCCCGTTAAGGTCTTTTTCTATCACTAAACCTAATTTTTCTGCGTCTTTAATTTTATCTATTGGAAGTATACCCCCGTTCTCAGCTATTGCTTTCTTAATAGCATTTACTCCCTCTAAACCATCCGTTATTTCACTTAAAGCCGAAGCATAGGTTAAGGCATCTGTGGCTTTGCCAAAAATATCTTCAGGGCGAAGTGACATACCGGCATCTCTTCGCATCTTAGCCATATTTACTTCTGCCTGAAGAGCTTCTGTGTCATTTACCTTTTTTATAAATCCTTGAATTAGAGAATTAGTTCCGTTTGGGTCTAGCCCTTCTATCAGTGCTTTTCTAGCTTCAACGCCTAATCTCATATATATATCTTTGAGTGTCAACTCAAAAGATTTTGTTGATTTTTTAGCTTCATTCAAAATAATTTCTGCTGCATCTAACTGACTTTTTAAAGTTATCATATAAGGAAGATTTTCTATTTCTTTAGCGTTTTTATACTTTTGACTATGAATAGCATTGATAAAATTTTGGTTATAATTATATGCCGCCAAGTCACGCTTATATTGGGCATCAGCCAATCTGTTTTTATCATCTTCCATTACTTTAAAGGCGTCAATAGCAGCTTGCTTGCCTTTTTCTTGCCCCTCAGCCAAAAGAACTTTATATTTTTCTCTTTCTATGTCTAATATTTGTTGAGATACATCTCTAGATGATATTAGAAAATTAAGGTTATCATCATATGTACCACTTAGTTCTGGAAATAAGTCATGCAATTTATTTTGTATATCTGTAAACTCTTTAGCTTCATCTGCTGTTCTTCTAATAGTTCCAGCTAATTTTGCATATCTGGCAGAAAGAGTTTCGGTTTCGATTTGAGAATGTTTTAAACTTCTCGTAGCATCAGATGTATCTTGTAATGCTTTGCTGGATTCTCGAAATGCGTCTGTGTTTCTCTTGACACCTCCGGTAAGATGATTAAATCCAGCAGCCAATACAGCAAGCGCTGCAACTACTGCCACTACCCATCCAATAGGGCTAAGCGCTAACCAAAGAGCTTCTGCACCCGCCGCTGCTAATACTGCTATTTTGTAAGCGGCAAGCGCTATTATTGTAATTCCTAAAACTACTTGCAACCCACCTAATGCTTCAACTAATCCAGCAAGGCTAGTACCAAAATCTAATACACTTTTTATAGCTCCGCTGGCTATAGCGTCTTGCCATAAACCTTCCACAGATGTTTTAAGTTTATTTTGAGCAGCTTCAACTCCTTCAAGATAGATTTGATACCTATCCATAGCCAAACCAGCAGAGTTAAATTGTTCCTTTTGGTATCCTAAGGCAATATTCATGTTCTGCATTAATACTTGGAACATGTTTGCTTGACGAATACCGGCTATAGCTTTACTGATGTTTGCTTGTTCAATTTCGTTTAAAGTATCCCATTTTGTAGCAAGCTCTTCAAGAACCCCGCCTAAATCTCTAAAACTTGTGGCGCTATCCCTGAGCTTTATATCAACTCTGGCTAAAGCACTTTCTACGTTGTTAATTCCTAAACCGTCCTCATCAATCTTTCCAGCCTTAATATCTTGCATACGGGTCAGCATTGTCTTGAAAGCTTGACCTATAGATTCAGCATTCATTCTGGTAACAGATGATACAACACCAATATACGAAATTAATTGCTCAAGAGAAACGCCAGCTTCAGCCGCTGTTGCTGCTGAATATCTTAATGCAGTTGCAAGTTCCATTGCGCTAGTAGCACTTTTGTTATCTACTGCAATTAATTTATCTACAACTTTAATAGCATCTTCAGTTGATAATTTGTAAGAGTTTACGGTTGAAGTTAGATACTCTGTAGCTTCTGCCGCACTCATGTTACCCAGTTTAGAAAGAGCGGTTGAAGCTTTAAGTAATTCGGTTGTTTCTGCAATTGATTTACCCTGACGTAGCCATTCAAGGCTTCCTTTAGCTATTTCAAGGGTACTTACACCCATTGCTTTTGCCAAATCATTATATGCTGAGGCCAAAGAATTAATTTCTTCCGGGGTTTGAGCACCTTCTGCTTGAAGAACTTGAATGCTAACCATTTCTTTATTTAATTCAATGATATACTGCAAACCTTCCCTTAGTTGCTGCTGTGCCATTCTTATCAATCCAAGGGATGCGGCATACGCAATGGTTTGTTTCATTGCACCAGCTAAACTTGCTCCCCAACTCTTGTTTGCGTTAGCTGCTTGTGTTGTTTTTTCCTGTGCTAATTGAAGCGCCCTGCTCAAGTTTACAACCTTGTTGTATGCGTCAGTTAAGCCTTTGTCGTCTGCCCCCATTTTACCAAAAGCGGCGGCAGCTTCAATAACTTGAGTTGTAAGTTTTTTTACTTCTTCTGCGGGTTTTCCTGCCATATTTGTTGCTTTAGCTTTAAAGTCTTCGGCACTTTTAGCCATTTTATCAACATCTAATTTTGCTCTTTCAAGATTTTCTGCAAATACTTTAAAATCTTGAGTAGCCATTGTCTCTTTTAATAATTTATGCTTTTTTGTTAAGTTATCCCAACCAGTTCCTACTTTTTCTGTTGTTTTATATATTTCCCCGTTAGTGCCAATCCATGTTTTTTCTAACTCTGTTGTAATTACCTTGTTTTGCCCCAAGGCATCAGTATATTCTTTTGTCTTTGTAATGACTTCAGAAATTCCAACGGCTCTTTCTTTTATTGATGTATTAATCGCGTTAGCTTCTGTAATATTTCCCGACGTGGCGCTTGTTTGTGCTGTGGGAATGATTAATGGCTTTGACTTCATCATAGAGTTAATCTGGCTAAATGAGTCTACAAATTTTTTCGTATTAGCTAAAATATCAATGGTAATACTTGGCATAAAACCTCCTTCAATAAAGCCAAAAGAGGCTTTATCATGTAACTATAATTTTAAATTTTCCAACTCCTTATGTGAATGCTTCATCTGAATCATCCTTGTCATCTCTTACAACATATATTTCGGTTGTTAATGATGAATTATGCCCTAATAGTTTTTGGGCAATTTTTATGTCCTTGCCCTGCTCAACAACCATTGAAGTAGCTCTTGACTCTCTGAAAAGGTGGGGATGAATTCTCCTACCAACTATTTTTTCAAACGTTGTACTACACCAAGAATTAAATCGTTCTGGTGCTATTTGATTAATACCTTCTTTGCTTTTTGAAATAAAAAGATATTTGCAATCGTCATCCCCTCTTATTTCTAACCATTTTTTAATAGAATTCATGGCATCTTCGCCTATTTGAAGTTTCCTTATTTTCCCTGTTTTTCCTTTTCCTTTGCAACGAATATCTCCCGTAGAATATATTTTTGTATTTCCTATTATCTTAGGTTCTTCTTTTGCAATTTCTTTTAAAAATTGTCTAACTTCCCCTCTTCTAGCGCCACTAGAAAAAGAGCATTTTAAATAAGCAAGCTCTTGCCATTTCTCTATTTTTTCAAGTTCATTGCAGAGGTTTTTATATTCATCCAAATCCAATGGTTTTTTTTCATTTACAAAGTTTGTTTCGGGGGCAGGTATTTTTTTATTAACGAAATTCCTAAACTCTGGAAATTCGTCTGAATAATAAATTTCAACATAGCCATTTAAAGATGAAATAGAACTTCTTTTTATTTTAACAGCAGACGAAGATAATCCGTAACGAATTAAAAAGTTTTGATATAAGAGATAATCTTTTGGTTTAATTTCATAAAAAACTTTATCGCTGGCATTCTCTTTTACCCAATAATAAAATATTTTTAGAGCAGATTCATATTGCTTCAAAGTATCTGTACTGAGGCTCGTAGACTCTCTTATAAATTCTTCCACTATTTTTCTATTTTCAGGATTTATAGATGACCACATTTCTTCCGTAATATTTGGCAATCTTTTCATTTAGAGTTCCTCATTTATAATATTTAACGGCTTATTTAATTTATTCTCTAAAACATAATTATTATATCTTTTAGCCGCTTCTGCTTCCGTTTTATATCTTCCTAATGTCTTTCTTTTTCCTCTTGTTATAAGTATGGTAGCCGCCCATTTGTTTCTAGGAAGGTCTATGGAAACTCCAAAATGTTGGCTTGATGCATTTTTCATTTTCCTTCCCTTCAAAGATGCAATATTATTCATCGTCAACACTCCTTATGAGCATTTCAACTCTTGGATTTTCTTTATCATATTTAAAAGAATTGAAAACTAAACTTAAATTCTCCCCGTTGTCATCTATTAAAACTCCCGCTTCAACAAACCCATCATTTATCAATTTTGGTGTAAGCATTAAATTGTCTACATCCCTTCTTCGGTGGTCACCAAAAAAGAACGTATAATTTATTTGAGCTTTATTTAAATTTAAATCAGCAATATTATAATAATTTGCTAACCAAATTGAAAATTCTTTGTATGTTTGTTTTAGTGAGTTTTGAGCCATCCTCTGCATAGCTATGAAATAGTTTAAAGAAGGAGGTATTGGTTTTTTAATAGGGACTTTCTTTCTTTTAGGATACTTTTTAAAGTAATGTTCATTATAAACTTTAATAAGTTCCTTGTCTATTACTATTTTTTCTTCCATTCTTTTCTCCAAAAAAAGCAAGGGAAGGCATAATGCCCTCCCTTGCTAATAGTATTACTATTTACGTGTTTTTAAGTCAGCACGGTATGCGCGAATTTCTGTGACAAGTTGTTTGGTAGCACCATCAACAGTTAAAGCAGCAATTAACGTTATTAAAATTAAGTTGATTGCTTGCCATACATCTTGAGGTACTCCAAGATAGTTAAGCGCAAGTGTTTGAACAAGTGCGAGTACAGCCAACCAAAATTGTTTGTTCGTAAGTAATAATTTTAACATTTTTATTTTCTCCTTTTTGTTATAATTTAATCGTATACCATCCATATTTTTTGTCTTCCCGCTTCGTTAAATGCCTTAACACTATCCAGCATGGTATCAAAAAAAGCTCTTCTTGAACGAGGGTTTAACCATAAATCATCACGACTAGAATATAGTCCACCGCCTTCAGCAATAGTTTTTTCACTCATTTCTCTGGCTGTTTTTTCAATCATGTCCTTTATGTTTATTTCAACAGTTATTGTGGCTGAACCCATATAATAATTATCGCTATTAGTGCCTTTATATTTTGCTGCACTCATTTTAAAAAGCCCAAAATCACGACCTTTTGAAAGAAAAGGAGCGCCCTTTCCCTCGGGTTTATACCGTTCTTTAAACCTTTCCATTATTTCATTTACTTTTAGTTGTGCATAAACAACAGCAGACACATATTTAAATTTTGACCAAATAACCTTTTTTTTGCTTGATTCTTTGCCCGACTTATTTATTCTAATTGTTTCTATACCTTCTGTAATCTCTTTTTTAGCAGTTCTAACAAGTAACAAACTCATTATTTTCATACATATTTTTACAAGTCCTATGGCTGCGGCTACCATTTCGTCTATATAACTTCCAGATAATATTTCTTTACCATCTTTATCTTTAATAGCAGTTTGTTGTATTAAATAACCAGTTTTACGAACCTCATCTATTAGCCCTTGATTTATATATCTGGTCACATGAGTTCCAACTTTCAAATCCCCTTGGTCTGTACCAATTGATTTTAGTTCTGTTCTTATTTCTTTTTTAATGCTTCCAATAAGCCCTGTATTACCTAATAAAATATCTGCCTCTTCTGTGTTACTCGGTTTTTGTCCAAAAAGAAGTGCTTCTAAAAATTGTCCGTGTACCCCGCTAGCTTGAGGATTAAAATATATCCCCGGTTTATCACTATAGTCAAGTATATATGATTCCTCATCAGCACGAAACCAATTACCGGAGTTTATTTTTCCTGAAGGAGGTAGTCTTCCTGCCATTACCTTTTGGACAACGTTATCAAGCCCTTTGTACATTTTCTTTTCCATATTAATTGTTAAAGCTTCAGCATAGCCAGATGCCGCGATTTTAAGAATTCCAGAATCATCTATATCTTTTTTAAGTTCTGTTATAACTTGTTCAACGGCATCATAAGTAAGCTTTTTACCTTGATTATCTATATTTTCAATTTCTGCTAAGAAATCTCTATCTGGCATAATATTCCACCTCCTTTTATAACATCAAGAAGGCTATAAAATAATCCTTTTATAATGTTAAAATATCTTCCTGTCTTCTCCTCCGTTTTTGCTCTACGGCTCTTTCATAATGGCAAGTTCGGTTAGAGCAGCAGATAATTTCTTTTGGAATGGTAATTTCAATACCGTTATCCATAGCCTTAATATCTATTGCTCTAAGCTGAAGTATTTTTCCACATTCAGGACAACGTTCTTTTAATGAATGCTTTAACCTGCCAATCATTGCAGCTTTTTCTTTCTCGGGGCTCTTTCTACCTTACCCGGAAAAGAAGTTTCTTCAACTTCTTTCATAAGCCCTTTCGTTGACTCTGTGAGTTTTTCAATTTCTTCTGGAGTTATATTTGAAAGGCTCTCCAATAAAGGATAGACTTTATCAGCCAAATCAGAAATAACTTTTCCAACAGAGCTCTTTAAAACATATTGTTCTTTTATTTCAGATACAATATAATGTAAACTATCATCGAACTCCCAATAGTTTATAATTTCTCTTGTTATAGAATTCCACAAATCCGGGTCTACATAAAAATCATTTTCTAATGGTTCTGTGTCTATATTAGTTACCGCTTGAAGAATGTTATTTTTTAAACTAAATTCTGCTCCAAGATAGTTGTAGTCAGAGCCTTTTGTAACAGGAATTTCAACTTTTTCAAAATATTCAGCTATATACCTGTTAATTAAAACCGCCTGATTAGCCATACTTAGAAAAGGGGTAACTTCAAATTCAACACCGTTATATTCAATTTTTTTATTTTTTGGAATTTTAAATTCCAATTTAACCTTGTCCATCATATCTCCATTTTATTAAAAAATTAAAAAAAGATACACCGACCTGTTAAAGGTGGTGTATCTATTAGTTGTCCTGCTATATATATAATTTATCCCCTACTTTTGCTTTTTCATATTCTTTTGTTATAGGAATTCTGCTTCCGTTTCCTTCGGAATCTTTAAACCAAACATAACCTTTTGCCACCGCTGTAACTTCTACTTGAGTTTTTATTTTTGGCGGTTTTTTAGGCTCTTCAAGAACAGGCTTTACCTCTTCTTTCTTTCCTTCATATTTTTCCATGATGCCTCCAATATATAAGGGCGGGATAAACCCCGCCCTATTTTAAAACAAAGTTAAGCCACAGTAACAATACAGGTTACGTCAATGGTTGTAGCACTTGCAATAAGTGCAGTAATGGTGGCTGTCCCTGCGGTTGTACCAGAGGTGACAACACCAGTTGATGCATTAATGCTTGTTCCTGCAAGAGTTGCCAATCCGAATGTTATTTTTCCCTCATATGGAGCGTGAAAAGCAGCCCCGCTTGATGGGATAGCCCAGACAACAACCGTATGAGTTGTCGCGGTTGCTTGCGTATAGTTACCACCTTCGATAGCCAATGCAACAACATCATCATACCAGTTGCTAGAGTCAATAATTTCAGTGATTGTGGCATAGTATGGTTCAGTAGTGCATCCTGCTCCGCCGGGATTGTAAGACAAAGCCGTTCCGGTTAGAGGAGTGTTTGCAACTCCATCAGCCTTCATAGCAATTGAAAAACCACCAGAAAGGGTAACGGTAGGGGCAATTATTTGAACAATACCAATCTTATTGGTATTAACATCAGAAGAGTTTAACTGAGTTTCCATAACGAGTTTAATAACGCTAGGAATCATGTTTGCTGAGATTGTTACGGTTTTTCCTACACTTGCATTTAACGTAAGATAACGGACACACCAAGTCCCTGATGTTTCTACACCACTAACACTAAAAGTTCTAGCAGGACTTGCAATCACGATTCTTTGGTTAACTCCCAGAGGAGATGTTGCCCAACCATAAATAACCCCGCCAGTTTCGAATGCTAAAGGCAGTTCTGCTACAGTTCCGGCACTTCCTGTAACCGTAACCTCTTCTTCAATATAATATGGTTCACTAGATGATTGCAAAGAACCAACTGTTCCAGCCAACATTGCCAGATTCCATTGGGTGTCTGTCAAGTTGAATTTCATTTCGCCTGTGTGATAATAAATATATTGTAACTGGTTACCACGACCACCACGAACAGGCGCAGAACCTAGAGAGACTTCAATTGAGCTATCTAAGAGTGTTTTTGCAGTAAACAAAATATTATCACTGTCATCATATGCAAAAACGTCTGCCACACTTGTTAAGAATTTTCTATTAGCCATAATTTCGAACCTCCTAAAAATTTTGTAATTAAAGCGCTAGTTATTTTTAGCGCTTTCCATAGAAATTTTATCTTTCATTGCATCTAAGTCCATAGACACATCTCTATATTTATCCGTTTCATCTATATTTGTCAGCCAATGTTTTATGAATGATTTGTCTTTAAATTCAACCATTCCTGACATAGACGCAGCAAGATAAATTTTATAATGTATTAAATTATCCATTCTCCGTATGCTTTTAATAAACTTTCTTATTGACATTGAATGGATATACTCCTGTGTCCATCCGGTCACTGTAGAAAGAGAAATTATATAATCTTCAAAAGAGCCGGGAATATTCCCCGCTATTTTTTGCTTATAACGTCTAGCCTCTTCTAAAGAATCTCTAACCTCTTTCGAAATTGTAGGGTCTGGAAGTTCTATGAAATTTTGCTCACAGATTATTTTTTTAATTTCATCATAGTCATTCGCCCTGTATTCCTCGTTATCAATAATAAAAAAAGGTTTTCCCTTTTCATCCTGTTTATATCTTTCTACGCTTTTTTCAATTTTCTCAAAACTTTTGTCTTCTTTCAAACATATAGAAAGAAGCCTATCGAGTTGAAACAAATAAGGGGTTTTATCCGGACTTTGAATTGTTCCATAATAAAGATATTCTAATTCTGTCATTGATATTAATTTTATATCGGGAATAAAGTTTTTCTCTGTCGTTAAGCATTGTGAATAGATTGCAAAATGAAAATAATCTTTTACTATTGCAGGATATATAATTATATTTCTATATGGAACAGGTAAATCATAAGTAACATATCTGCTAATATCCATACGCTCCTTATGCTGAATAGGTGGAAAATATTATCTGCTTTCCACCAAAAGGTATCTGCCCTGCTTGAAATAGTCTAGAACTCTGGTCAGCCATTTTATCAAATGATAATAAGCCTAAACCACCCACATCTACACCATTAAAAGTAGCTAATAGTTCTTCCGTGATGGTGTCGATTCTAGTTTTATAATTTGAAAGATGGTTTATTTTATAGTGAGAAAATACTTCCATGCTTACCTCAATATAACCAATAGTTCTATTTAAACCTACAGCATAACTCGGCATTATTCTGACCAAAGTAACTTCTTTCACAAGAACGTCCGGTTGCTTCCCGTCCATAAAGACATTGTACATAGAAGTATCCTGCTGCCCCGCGTAAATTAAAGACGCTTTCTCTTCCTGTGATAAATCTGCTTTGCCCCAAGCATCCGGGTCAGTATATTTTAATAACTTCCAAATTAACTCATTATTATTTATCATATGTTTTATGCAATTATAAGATAATTTTGAAAAACTTCTAAAATCATTATAAGCACTTGAACCTATGTTTGGAGTATCTGTCATATTATCACCATGCACCTTTCAAATAAATCTTAAATGTTCTTGTAATGCTCCCAACAACACAACTGACAGTCAAATATGAATCCACATTTTTTAATTTATTTACAATTGTAAACCCGTTTGCGCTGGCTGAAAAAGTAAAGTTTCCAGCAGGAACGCTATGGTTATCGCATGTGATTGTAAACGTATCCGATTGAATAACATCATCTTCATATAGGAATACAGTATAAGATTTGGTAGCCCCTTCCAATATATAATTAGTATCAGGAGTAATTTTTATTACACTCTCTACAGAAGGTGATGCACTAACCGTTATTGCACAGTGAGTGTGGGCGGGGTTTCCATCAATTGTTGCTGTTATGGTAGCTGTTCCGTTAGCCACAAGAGTAACTAAACCAGATGAATTTACAGTAGCTTTTGCTGTATCAGAACTTGTCCACAATACTGTCCTAGTCGTACTCTTCCCGTTGTAAGTTATGCTTGGAGTCAACTGTATTGCGCTGGCAGCAGCCCCCGAAGCGCTTGTTTTATCAAGAGTAATAGTGTACACATTTGTACCAACATCTGCAATTCCGTTTGTAATATCATCTAACTCATTATTAACAAAATTAGCAATTAAGTCTAGAGTCAATATTCTTGCAGTGCCGTTGTCATATGTCTCATTATTCCTGAAGTCGTTCAAACCAGTCCCTATCACTTTATAGCAAGTCCAATGATTAGGGTTTCCAAATAAGAATCTCTGGTTTTCGTTTATTAAATTGCTTCTCGGGTTAAACTGCATTTCAATATGCAGGAATCCTCCGGGGGTCATGAATGGAGAACCTGCTGTAGCATAATCTCTAGGCTCTTTGACCATATATTCAATACAACACGGCTCTTCATAGTATATACCTGTTGATTCTTCAATCCATCTCAATGTATTGTTGCACCTTCTGATAGTGCATGTTCCAGTAAGGTTTTTAACAAGTTCAGTATTTATAGTTAGCCAAGTGTTATTATCAAAGATAAAATGTTTTCCTAATTCTATACCATGATTTACGTCTTGGAAAAGCACTGTCTTCCAGTCGTCCCCGAGTTTTAAGCCTGTCTCTGCGTTGATAACATGATTTATACGTACATCAACATCTGAGTATGTCTGAGAACCAAAGCTTATTTCCTCCTGAACTGTCCACCAGTCAGATGAATTATAGAACTGGTCTGTTAATGTTTTTTGAAATAACTCAATATACTGAGCCTTTGGGTCTGTACCCTTCTTAGCTGCACCAACCAAAGAAGAGAGGGTGTATTTATAATCACTCATATTTACACCCCACTAAAACTTTGATTAAACCAATTTGTCCAATCGACCCTTTTGTATGCATAGTCATTCAACATTTGAGAGCATCTTTCTATAGCCATGTTAAGGTGGGTACTCTTTTCTCTCAGGTTTTGCGCCTCCGATGCAACTTTAAAGTCTCTATCAGTTATGTGCAAGTTAAATTGGGTTACATCATTCACTGCCTTTTGCAGCCAGTATTTCATCATCAAAGTAGCCAGCATTGTTTTGTTATCTCTACTTAAAACAACCGGGAACTCTTTTGTGTCTTCGTCAAAATCTAAATCTTGGTCGCAGACACTAAAATCTACAATCGCATATTCAAGCCACGACTGTAGGTAATTTTCAAAGTCCGGTTCTGACGTTTGCAACAGGTCAATTAACCTGTAGTCAGTTATTGTCATCATAAAGAGGTCGTAAACCTCACTTAAAGAAGTATTAGCCATTAGACCTCCTTTTTAAATTTATTTAAGCTGTTTGAGCTTCTTCTTGCTGCTCAGTCGCCGGGTCAACGAATTTACTATCCTCTGCTCGTTTGATAATGTCAACTTTAGATACCCTAGAAATCTTGTCAATCATATTAAGATTTATAGATTCAGGATTATCACGAACCTTATCTACAAGCAGTTGAATAATTATTTCTTGCTGCCCCGCATTAGCTGAGCTATAAAGAGTAACACACTCTTCTGTGTTTGCTAAAAGTATTTCTTCAATTTTATCCTTTGTTAATATTTTAGAGTAAATGTCATTTAAACCATGATGACGTATGAACCCCGGATGTAAGATATAGAAATATCCCGCCTCCATAAAATTAGGGTGTACTTCAAGAATGTCCACCAAATCCTTATAAATAATTCTTTTTACTTCTCCGAACTTGGTAAACTTTTTGACGCTTCCCTGCCCACCTTCCCTCGTGGTAAGGTTAAGATTGTACGGTAACAAACTCATAACAGGGATATATTCGTCCTGCTGAATTTTCACATCCACCACATTTGGCTTTGCAAATGTTCTGGCTTCTTCTTTAGCAGCCTCGACATTTCCTTCTAATTCAGCAATCTCTGCTTTCAAACGGGCTAACCTAGCCTTTGCGGTTTCGATTTTACCTTCAGTTGAAAGCTTGGTAGTACTTTTTGTATTCATTATTCTCCTCTAATATATATAAAAGATAATGGAGTGGGGACTTAGCCCCACTCCTATTATTGAAATTAAAGAGTGATTTCTGCGGCAACAGCGTTTGTTGCGATAGCAGTACCCCAACTCTTAATAAGGGTAGAAGTTTGAACAAGATTTGCGTTTGCGTAAACGTCAGAAGTATAAGATAGGGCAGAACCTTCCAGAACAAGCTTAACGATTTTCTGTGCAGAAGGTGAAACAATCCAAATCTTAGAATCAGACAATTTCAAAGCAAACGGAGTTGTCCAGTCAGCGATTTGAGGTAGAACCATAATATCAGTTCCTTGGAAGTTACGTAGGTAACCGACTTTTACGAAATCGCTGTCAATCTCGTAACGATAGTTTGCGTCCAAAGGTAGGATTTTTGCCAAAGCACGTTGAGTTCCGATAGCAACAGGTTTAGCACCACCATTCCATGCGGCAACGGTTTGTGACAAGCGTACAAATTCAGCCTGTGTGTAACCCGCAACACGAAGTCCGGTAGAAGCAGTGTTGGTAACAGCGCCCATAGCAGTAGCAAATGCATCGTAAATATCATAGCTCAATTGAGTCTCAAATGAGCGAACCATCTTGATAACCATATCAGCAAGGGATTCCTTACCTGCTAAAACTTTCATCAAAGACACGAACACGGTCATCTGACGAGGTTCTGGCATAACGGTAATCTGACCCACGAATTGTTTGTGGAGTTCGGTGGTTCTCTTTGACTTACCACCTTTAGACACAACAAAAAGGTCACGGGGTTTAACGTCAAATGCGGCGCTATCGCCCCAACCGATGGTACGAACATCTGAATAAATACCTACATCTCCGATGATTGCATCAGGAAGAACCATATCAATCATGGCAGAAATAACTGCGAATGTAGCCCACTTTAAAGTAGGATGATTTGCCCAACTTTCAATCGGGAAATCCCCGATATTGGTTACGCCAGCAACACGCATAATTTCACGTTTAAGAGCCGCGTTCATTTTCTCTTCTTTTTCGGAGAAGGAAACAGGCACAACAATACCTTCGGGGGTTGTTGCTGTAGTCTGGAAATCAACGTTCTTTGCACCGTTCAGTGAAAGGAAGTGGTTGTAGTAGTCGGCAAACATTTTATAAGGAGCTAAGTTAGCCTCCCCTGCGAAAGCGACAATTTGATTAGCTATTTTCATATTATATTTCTCCTTTTTTGAATATTAAAGACTTACGCATTCGAATTCGTAAGCAACTTCACGTTGGTCATCAATAGCACCTGTGGCAAGAGAAATATATTTCACTGCCAATAACTTGTAGCATAGAACTGCGGTGCGAAGTTGAGTGTCCCATAACAAGTGAATGCCACCAGTAGTATCAGTTGCGCTGATATGGGTTGTTGAAAGAGCAACATATGAACCAGCAAGGGCATCTGCACTTAACAGAATAATGTCGCCTAAAGCTGGTTTATACACAGAAAAGACATGCCTTTCTGTGCTTGTGCTGATTGGAACAAAAAAATTACGAGGGTCAGGGTCTAAGCCTTTGTATCTTGCATCTGTAACAACAATTTCGTCACCAGAATATACCATCCACAAGCCAGTAAGACCGTTTCCGGTTGAAGGTGCTATCGCAAGAAATACTTCACCTTCCCCCGCAACAGCAGAGCGGGTTGTAAGTTTAACAATGTTCCCGTTGTCAACCGCTGTAGTAGTAGAAACTGCACTTCTAATATAGGCATCTACATCTTTAGCGTAAATTGCCTCGGGAATTAAAACTCCATGATATGCCATATTATATCTCCTTTTTCAAAAATTACACTGCGTAAGTTGCAATACATTCAAATTCATAAGCAGCCACACGTTGGCTATCAATCCCACCCGTAGCAAGAGAAATATACTTAACTCCTAGAAGGGCGTAAGTTAAACCTGTGCCGGGATTGGTAGTACTCCACTGTAGTTCCCAAGAACTATTTGCTGCAACTATGAAAAGGTCATTACCCGCATCATAAGCGTCTAAAATTGCATCTGCGGTTAACATAATAATGTCACCAACTTGGGGTTTGTATGCAGAAAATACCTTGCCAGCAGCATTATAGAAATTGCGAACATCGGGGTCTAAACCTTTGTACTTGCTATCAGTAACAACAATTTCGTCACCAGAATATGCCATCCAAAGATTACCTAGAGTTGTCGCACCAGTTAAAGGAACAGAAATTTCAAAAACCTCGGGCAGTCCTGCGGTAGTTGAACGTGCACCCATTACAAAAACATTGCCGTTATCAACATCGGCTGCATCTACGACACTTCTAACTAAAGAGTCGATAGTGCTGGCTGCGATTGCTTCCGGTATTAAAACACCATGATAAGCCATTTAAAACCTCCTATTAAAATAAAAAATAAAATTAAGACCAGAGTTCATCTGGCTTTTTGGTTGTTCCGGTAGACCAGATACCAATTCGTACAACATCTGATTTGCTGTCACCTTTTACAGCGAAGTCAAATGATTTTGCCTTGCAATATGTTTCCCACTCTTCGATTTGAGCGAAAGAATATTTATCAGCTTCTGCAATCATTTCTTTCCTTGCGTCATCCGGAATAATAACCTTCTCTTCGAGTGCTTTGAATGTCTTATCAATGGCAAACTGTTTCTGTTGACCTTCAAACTCAGCTTTAAATTTCTTTAATTCTTCGTTCTCAGCCATGTATGCTTTACTGTCGGCTGTCATCTTTTCCATAACTTCAGCCATCTTGCACATCTTGGCAAACATGCCGCCCATAACAACAGCAGGATTGGCGAACTCAGCACCTTTAGCCCACTCTTCTTTTGCCATCTTCACATCGTCTTCATCAGCATCATCTGAGAAGAGTGCCGCCATTTTCTCAAGGCTCATGTTTTTAGGAAATTCGAATTTCTTTTCGTCTTTGGCTTTAGCTTCCTCAGCAGCCTTAGCTTCCTCGGCAGCTTTCGCATCTTCTGCGAACTTTGCTTCCTCGGCAGTTTTTGCATCTTCGGCAAATTTAGCTTCTTCAGCAGCTTTAGCCTCCGCAGCCATTTGTTCTAATTTTTCTTGTTCGGTCATATTAGTTATCTCCTTTTTTACCCATTTTCCGTCTTTAACGGTGTGAGTTTTTTTAAACGAACTGATTGCAATAGCCCAACCGTTCTTTTTGTCATCACTTCCAATCGCATCAGCTTGCTTAGCTATTTCATTGGCTTGCTCAACCGTGATAGGCGGACTTATACCCCTCAAAGCGGGGTTTGCGTCTTTCATAGATTTATATGGAAAAGTAAGGATTTCTCTTTTACTGTCCATTTTCTCAACAATTAATTCTGCCCATTTTTCGGCGCTTTTGTCAGTATGAGGGAGTGAAGTTCTGATATTATCAGAATCAAACTCATTTCTTAAATCATCATTATACTCATTTGTAAGCTCAGCAAAAGATAAAACAGTCGCCTCAGCCATAGGGATAGCTGGAGTAACAAAACTTCCTAAAACGGTTATACCTTCATACTTGAAGTCAAGTAACTCTTGGTATCCGTTTGGAAGAGTTTGCATTTTATAAACAGTCATTTCCACACTTATTGGTTTTTTACCACCATCCCTCTTAAAAAAGTTTAATAATTCTCCCGTATATCTTTTCCATACATAGGCAATTACAGAAAGCATCGTCCTCCCGTCTTCCGTCTTTTTGCTGGATAGATTGGAACTTTCTGGAACAAACCCGCAGGGGACTTCATTTTTGTCGTGAGTATAAATATCATCTAAGGTCTCGTCATACAACCACACGAGAGGGCAGTTCTTTATTGTATCGGCAGTCCTCATGAGAGTTTCTTCCGAAACATACATGTCGTGTAGGTTCTCCCCGGAAGCAAAAAAGTCTAATGCTAAAACCGCAAAGTTGGAATCTGGATTCTCGTTTATCATCTTAGCATCTTCGACTGAAAAACTTAATTTTTGTTTCAATATTTTTACCTCCTTCCCAAAAATAATTTCTCTTGCAATATATTGGAAATATTCTTGAAGTTTTTTTGTTTAATTCTAATCAAAGGAATATTTTTACTTATTGCATAATCATTTTTCATTTAAGCATATTCATGTTTTAAAATAAGAATGTAACTTTATTCCCAAAGGCATCTTCTTTAAAGCATCTTTTAAATGATTATTATAAACAAAATAATAATAATCTTTGTCATAAGAAAGAACAGGAATGTGGCATTTGTATGCTAAGTACCTCATGACCTGTTCTTTGCATTTATACAAGTCTTTAATACTGTCTGGATTTACTATCATTATATCACCCTATAGACGCATCCCACAAGGCCACCTGCCACCACTCTGACATAAGTATAGCCCTGTCTAAGAATGTAGTAGCTTCTCCATATTCATTCTGTTGTTTGGTAATCATCTCACGCATTTTCTCTTCGACTATAGGGTTATCTTCTTCCATAGCCATTTTCTTAATAGCGTTAATGGCTGTCGTGGTAAGAATCTCCCTAGCCAAATAGAACTTTGCAACATCAATGATTGTTGGGAAAGGCATTGAAATTTCAGGCACTTCTGGAATCACTACATCTGCATTCATATCGGTGAGCAAGTTAAAAAATTCAAGTGAATGTTCGAATTCTTCTTTGTGCTGTTCTTCAAAATGCTTTGCTAAATTTTCCAAGCCTTTATTCCTTAAGTATCCGCAGATATATAAATAAAGGTGAGAGTTATATTTCTCATGCGAAATCTGCTCACATATTGATTTTCTTAAGTTATCTGATATTAGCATCAAATTTTTCCTCCTCTCCCAAGATTTCCACCCGTCTCACGAGTTTTAAGCCCCTCTTCCCCCAATCTAGAAGTCTTTTTTTGTGGTCTGCCTTTGTCGGCTTTACTTGTGGCTGGAACTTTAGGTGTGTTTGCTTTAGTTATTTTTGCGGTCTCTAAAGTTGCTTGCTGATTAGAATCTGCGAGTTCTTTTTGACCCTCCTGATTTAACTCGGTTATTTCAACCTGCCCTTGTTGACTTAACTCAGTCAAGTCCTGTTGAGCATCTATCGTCATTTGGGCTATCTTGGTTTGCTGTTCGTAAGCAGGTGCTTTCACCAATGCCATAAAGTCCATAGCGCCAGACTCTTCCATCTGCCTTCTCATTTGAGCGGGTTTCATACCTATTGCAGCCGCAATCTTTTGGGGCAATATGATACCCTTATCAAACAGTTTAATCGCTGTTTCTAATCTTTCTGCCCTGTTTAAGAAGAAATCAGTTCCTTCAAAAACAAGTTTAAATTTATAAGTGTTGGTGCGCTTGTTTATGAAATAATTCATAAACTCATTGAACTGCTCATAAAGAGCAGTCATCATTTGTTCATCAACATTTAAACTTAATTGAGTTTCTACTGCGTTTGGCTTTACACTGCTACTGAAAATAAGATTTGTATTAATACCGCTGGAAGCCAGAGCTGTTCTCAAGTAGCTATCATACATTTCATTGTCGCCTTTAAAATCAATACCTTTTATATTTGTCAAAGGTGCAGATGCGACTTTAACTGCTTCTGTGATAGCGCTTTTCACCAACGCCATGAATTTGCCTAGCAAATCAGGACTGATGGAGAACATATCTTTTACACTGGCTTTGGCGTCCCTGTTAAGCAAGGGAACTTCACCCATAATTATCTTGGTAGCCGCTGCCATGCTGATACTCTTTTGCAAGTTGCGCATCAAGGGTTGTAAAATCAAGTCATTAAAAATAGGACTGAAATAAGGTAACCTTGTTGCCAGCTCGGGTGACAATTTAAAACAAACACCAAACGTTGTTGGAATATCAACCCAATAAATCCAAGATGACCTATCTCTTAGCTCAACTGGTAAAGATGGATTATAACTCTTGAGTGCGTTTGAGTTTTCCCATATTTCCTTATATTTCTTTTTAAAGAAAGGAGGATACATGTTAATATCAACTCCGGGCTGCAAGAACCAGTAGGTATTAAAGCTGAATAGAAAACCGCCTTCCCACCTGCCTGTTATTTTGCAAAATTCGGCAGGTAATTCTTGTAGAACATAACCGTTTCCTGTATCCACAAAGCAGCCAAAGTAGGCATCGTTCCTTAACATTTCTCTTACAACAACCCGCAGTTCTTTCTTATAGTCGAATTTATCCAAAAAGGTTTCTACTGCCTGAAGGTCTTTCTTATACTTAGGGGTTGTGTAGTCTTCTTTGTTTTTAGTATTCGCTGTATAAGTAATATCGAATGAAAGCATATTTCCCAAGTAAGAAATAAGCCTTTTGTATACCATAGAAGTAAGTTCAAAACTTTGGGAGAACTGCTGAAGTTGTGTCTCATTTGACTTAGGTTCTTTCATTGCCTTATCAAGCATATCCTGAGTTGCCTGTAATGGGTTAAGAGTAATATCTTTCATTCTTCCAGAAATTAATTCTGGATTCAAATAGGTTTGCCCATACATTCCCATAGACAGTGCCCTAGCATATTCAATAACCGACCACACGTTTTCTTCGGTTATAAGAATTTCGTCTTTTTCGTTGTCATTTTCTTCCAATTATTCCTCCTTTCAATACACCCGAGATAAACTTAAGAATTCAAGCTCATCGTTACCGGAGTATTTTTCTTTCAATAATTGTGTATCCATTAAAGATACATAATAATTGAGATAACTAACAGATGTATATCTATCTTTCCTAGCTCCCGGTGGTTCTATCAATTTAATTAAACCGTTCTGGAGCATCATCTCTAGTGCAATTGACTCATTTATAAATAAACTTGTCTGCAAATGAGCTTGTAATAGGTGGGCTCTTATGCCTGTATCTTCTTGGTCTAATATATCTTTGTTTCCTGATTTAATCAAGAACTCTTCCTCCGTGTTATCGTCAACTAAGAATAAAACAAGTTTCTTTTTTAATCTCTCTCTGAATTTAACTGCTATCAAGGAGTTTAGTTGGGAGGTGGCTGAGATTGGAAAAATACATCCAACAGCATCTTGCCCAAGTGTCCTGTTGATTAACTCTTCATAAACTTTATCGTCAACATCATCTGAATTCATAACCGTATATGCTTCATACTCTAATCCTCTAACTTCATCTTTAGTAACAGATGAAAGGGCATCGAACACGGATATTCCAGCGTTTGCTAAGTCGAGTACAAGTACATCGGCTTGGAACTCTTTATATATCTGCTTTATACGCAGTGCCTGTAAAGCTGTGTTCTTTCCGTTATGAGATTCCATGTAACATATTTCTGTTATCCATCCTTTTCGGCTAGGGGTTAACCTACCGCAACTTATAATTGTATTATCGTTGGTAGACCCCGCTCTCATAGCCACATCGACTGAAACAATTCGCATTTCGTCAGCCCTTTTGATTATATCATAAGGGTTTTTCCTTGTGGTTATGTACTCTTCATCAGTTATTGGTCTCCAACTCTTTTTAACATCCCTGTTAAACAAACCAAGTTTATAGAAAGATAGACTGGATGACCCGTATGGTATATTTCCATATTCCATCAAGAAAGTAATCGGGTCAAGGGTTTCATTTTCCTTTTTCATTTGCTTCTTGGTCTTAATGCCGTGATGCAAAGAAATTAAGTAATCAAAGAATATGGCTTTTATATCAGGGTCACCTTCTGCCATCTTCTTGATAAATTTTTTAATTTCAGGATACCACTCATATGTTTTGTAATGGGCACTGGTAATAATTATTTCTATTGGTTCTTCCCTTAATTCTTCAATAGCCGAATATTCTGGCTTCATCATGTAAGGGGGTTGGCGGCTAACTAGAAAGGGTCTAATGATTGAATCAATAATGACAGTAGGAATTAAGCGCCTTTCTTCTAGTACAGTTATATTACTGCGGTGCATTATGTTATCTGCAAGACTTTTTATTCTCGCATTCTTAAGATTTTTTTCTCTTAAGTTCAGCATATCTTTTTACCCACTTGGGGTAGGCGCACTCTTGGAAAAATTATATTCCTTTTTCAAGGGTTCATTTTCTATGCGTTGCGTGTGGTTATGTTTTTAATTATAACCTTCCACTCGGGTTTGTGTCTCAACGTTCCCGTTTTTTGCGCCATTTTAAACGAGCATTGCTACTCGCTGAAGCCAAATAAATATTTGTATTTTTTATACTTCTTGAATTTTCTATTTAAATAAACGCCGGCATTGTCATAAATCTTTGATAAAAACAATCTAGTACATTCTTTCCCTGTTATTCCACAATCCATTTTATTAGTTGTAATGTATGTTTTTATATCAAAATTTTTTAGATATTCGGAAAAAGATTTTATAAAGGAGTAAGAGCCCGATGTTATTTTTGCCCTTAATTGGTTACTTCTCTTATCGTAATGTAAAGAACCGTCTCCATCAAAATATCCACGTATATAGCACCAGAGTAAATAATTGTCTTCAATGGGCGGAAATTCAATGATTAAAGATTTTCTTGGAACTATTCCGTAAGAAGACAGGTCTCTCACCATCTCTTTGCTATAAAATCGAATTGAGCATTGCTTTCTAACCCCTGTTTCTCTTCCTGATATAATGGTTGGGGCTCTTTCTCTGAAAACCACCGGAACGTTTCCTTTTAATGTTTTATTAAGTTTTTTCAAGTGTTCGTAGTCATCACTTTTCAATGTAATTCCCAGACTTTTACCATCATCTGAAACATAACCATCAGCGCCGATAAAGCCAAGCCAATATGCGGAATGCTCATTTAAAGGGTTTTTGAAAAAATCAAAATTGAAATTATATTTTCTTTCCTCTTTTAAACCCAATCTTCCTCTCTTATTTTCTACAGAAGAATAAGTTCTATCAAGAGAATTTGCTAACTCACGAGTTGTCATGGTTGTGTAATTATCTTTTAGAAACTTTATATCTTCTTCCGTCCATTCTTTTCCTGTTGTAAACATTTTATATGTTCCTCCTTTTGGATTTATTTATATAAAATTTTATTGCTACAAATATTTATTATTTTAACCTCTACCGCCTTCACCAGATACAACCACATTTATTCTAGAGCCGTTTTTAAAAAGATGTTCCCATTTATTTTGATTGGTTGTTATACTTAATGTTTCTCTGGCTATGTTTGGGTGTTCATCCCTAAGAGCAGCACATTTTTCTGCAATGATTAATCCTGCTTGGGCTTTTGTAGAAGAAGCTAAAGCAACAATAGTACCGGGGTATAATATACACCTTGCTATAGTGTATACGCCTACAATCCAACTTTTCGCACTAGCACGTGAAGCAATGCCCACAAATTCTGTAGACCTAGACATTAAGTTTACCCAAAATCTTTGATATGGATAAAGTTTTACCCCCATATAGTGTTCTATAAAAAAAGAAGGGTTAGACCTATAAAAAGTTACCCAACTCTTAATGCGACTTTTCTTTGCCTCAGTCATTTCTTTGTCTGTAAGCATTTTAACAGGGTCATTCATCCTTGTGTAATATTTCATGTTCCTAAGAGGGGGAGATAATGATTTTTTGTTCATACTTCTCCTACTTCACCATCATCTATATTTTTATAATCAACGACATCGTCTAGAAACATATCGTCATCATCGTCTCCTGAAGATTCATCAATATTAAAATCTTTACTTCCGGTAATGAAATTCTTTAGAGGTCTAACAATATATTTTTGAAAATATTCTTCCACGTTTCCTGCGTCTCTGTACATATCGCCTCGTGGGTCAGTCTTCAGCCATTGAGCAGGTTCTTGCTTCTCAATGTCTTGTATCCAAAGTCCAAAAGTATCTAATCCTTTATCTGTTCCAGACGCATTAATGGCATTTGGGGATATAGCCAAATTTTTCATCAAGTCTTGCAGCTCTTTTACAAGTTTATTTGTGTCATCGCCAGCAAGTCTTGCGTGCTTAATGTCTAGTAGAGTATAACAAACTCGTTTAAACAAAGTTATTTCCGCATAAGTGTCTGCTTTATGTGTGCCTTTAAAGCTTGTATATTCCATTTCCAAATATTGAATATCATCTCTAGTCAAATCATCTCCCCAAAAAACAATAACTTCGTCTGGTATCTTAATTTCTTTTATATTAAGCGGTTGGGATGTGTATATTGCCCCCATATCAGAATAAGTCAAATCAATTATTGCACTCTTATTCATTGAGGGGTTAGTGGCTATAAGTTTTGATTTAAAAATGCCCATCACCGTGTTTACCTTCTTACCTCCTTCTAACAGTGTTTCAATGTGGGACTTGGTAGCGGAAGCACATTCATTCGAATATTTCATATTCAAACTAACACATGTTTTATGTATCGCTTTTTCTATACTTTTTGTTTCTGTATAGAAATATTCATAAATTTCCTGAACACATGATTTGCATACGCTTTGCAAACCGTTAGCATCTACAAAGCCAGCATCCGTACATTCGTAGAACTCTTTCGCTGGAAGATTCTGCATACACTTCCTACAGTAATTTAACGTTACTGTCTCACCCGTTTTTGTAGTTATAGCTTCGGGTGCTTTTTTAACTCCCATGTTATTTATCCTCCATATGATAAAGTATTACCGGACAAAATGCCCGAGTAAATGTCCGCATAAAATTCCAGTTTTATATGGTCTGGATGGAATCGAACCGCCCTTAACACCAGTAGACCGACTATTTATTTAAAGAAAGGGAATAAGCAAGATTTCTTACTTTCACTTGCAACAAGCGGAAGTTCCACCGCTGCAATCGCTTCGCCGTTATACTTAAATATCTTCTCAAAGTTAACAGCAGAAATATATGCTTTTCCGTTAATTCCCCAGTTATATCCCCACGAATTTTGAATACCTAAATAATTGCCTTTTGTCCACTCATTAATAAGATAAGCATGTCCTCCAGCAACCTTTCCGGCAATTTCTATAATATTATCAGAATTAGAGGTAAACATCCCTTCTGTCCAAATAGTTCCCACAATCATGGGACTGCGATTAAGTATCCACCACTTTATGGCTTCTATATTAGGCGCAAACGCATAAGCCTCTATTCTACCCACCTGCTTTAAAACTTTGGCTGCGGAACGAATATTAGAACCTTCTTCGTTGGCGGGGTCTCCATCTATCTCTTTGCACATGTAGTAAAACTTATGACCTATATCATTGTTATAAAGGTCTTGAATCGGCAAATTAATACCAAAATCAGCCATGCTAAACCCTACACAATGATTTGTGGTTTCTTGATTTAAAGGAGATGATGGGAATTCCCAATTCTTTTCTGTTACAGCACTTAATTTTAAAATACCTTTTGGCATAAAAGTTACCAGATTATAATCTCTAGCATCAAAAACGGAAGGAAAGCGTCCTAAAGAAAATTCCATATTATCTCCTTATCCAGCAGCAACGTCTCGTCCAACAACGGAGTTTTGCCGAGTTTTTATAGGCACTTTTATATTTTCTTCTTCTTCTTTTTTGTCTAATTCAGATAAAGCAAGTTCAATAGCCTCTAATGCTCCCACGTTAGCGTTTGCTGTAGCAATAGCGCTATCTCTTTGCGCTTTATATTTTTTAGTTTGTTCTAACAACCATTCACGAGTAACCATTTTATCCTTTCTTATATGACAAGTCCCCACAATAATATTTCGATACAGGGTTTGTATATTCAACCTATATCGCTTTTACAGCAATATTAATTATGAGGCTAATTAACGAAACTACGGACGCAACAATAGCAAAGGCTAATGCTGTTCTATCCTTTCCGCTTGTCTCAATGTTCTTTTGGGTTAAAGCTAATTCATCTTTAGTTATGCTTTTTGCAGATAACTCTTTAACACTATTTAGACGACCATCCAACGCTTCATGGGAGAGACGGTATTCCTCTCTTGTTAAATATTTAGCTTCCCTATCGGTCATTGCTTGTCTCCATTCGTTCATTGCGTCCATCCGTATACAAATATTTTTTTCCGCTTTGTCTATGGCACGTTGAGACTCATTAAATCTAAGGTCAACATAATCTCTCATACTTATTGTTTCTTTTTTGGTGCTGCAAGGTTCTACTTTTTCGTCCATAGACCTCCTTTTTGTTGTATTACAAGCCCCTATATTTCAAGGGGCTTGTAAAATTAATTATGCGTGTAAAGCTACTGCAACACCAGACAAATCTGCACCTGTTACAGCATTCATGTTGCCAAGCAAGCAACCAGTCTTATTAAGGTCAAGTGTGGTTGCATTTCTGAACATACAATCTTTCAAAAGCAAATAACCAGTAGTAGAACCGGGAATAACGAAGGCAGAAGCCAATGCTTGAACTCCACCTGCTGCTTTTCTGTTAATGAAAATGCAGTCTTCAAAAGTGTTGTCAAAGTTAATACCAGTAATGGTTGTCTCAACAAAGTTAACACCAGTGCTATTTGCCCATACACGGAAGGTGCAGTGGTCAAAATAGTTATGAGCAGCGTCAATAGCTGGCCCAAAGGTTAATGCGGAAACGCCTGTAGCTGCAACAGCAGTATCAGTACCGATTGTGCATTTGTAGAAAGTGTTGGCAGCACCACCATTAATGTTCAAGCTTGCGCCACCATCAACTGCCTGAGCAGTATGACCAGCACCAGCAAAGTGTACATTCTCAAAGTAGTTACGAGAGCCAGTTACTCTTACATTAATAAGAGATGTAGCGTCATTAACACCTTGGAAGATATAGAAATCTTTGAAGATAGAGCTAGAAGCTGAGATTGTAAGTAATGGAGATGCACCTGTCAAAGTGGAAAGCTGGAAGATACGAGCACGTTGTTCAATGCGGGTAGGAGCGCAAGCGCCTACGAAGTGAGTGTAACTCTTATCCCAATCAAAAGCTGCTGCCAAGTTGAAAGAGCTTGTTCCAGCCATGTAAACAAGTACATCATTCTGGTTGGCTGTAAGCAGAGCTTCTGCAACCAAGAATGTCTTTACAGCACTTCCGGGTGCTGTACCAGTATTGGTATCCAATCCATTAGTTGGGTCTAGGTAATAAACATTACCAACCCCGCCAAGGATACCCAAGATTGTGCCTAGCTGCGCTCTCTGTGCAGCCACGTTCATGTTGTTCAATTGTGTTACTTGTAATTCAGTTAAAGCCATAATATTTCTCCTTTTTTAACTATGTATTTTTATGGGGAACGCCTCCAAGATAAATAAATACCGCAAGGCGGTTATCGCTTGCAGTCAAATCAATAAGTAAATAAACATTTATTTATAATAAGCCATAAGCCTGTAAACTATCTATTACTTGATTAAGAACATTTTGGGTCACAACCATGTTGGCTTTCAATGCAATAACTTCTGCATGAATGGCGGATGCTTGCCCGGCTGTAGAATATCCGTTTGCACCTGCTCCATAAGTAGCCGGGTCAGTCATGGTGGCCTGAGTTAGTGTGCTTGCAGCTGTTGAATATGTTTGAGTAATAACTGAAGGTCTCGCTACAGGGGTTGCCCCAAGAAATCCTATTTGGGCAACAGTTGTTGCCGCTAATTGTAGGCAATTAGTATCACTGACAGCTCCTGCTTCTGTTCCGTGTATCCAAAATGTCATAACTCCCGGATTAATATCAGTTCCAGATATTGTTTGAAGAGCAGTAACTTGTATATAGGCAGGATTCATAATACTAGTTGTATCTGAGTCTTTTGCATACCACTTTATAGTTCCTATTATATCACCAGCATTAATGCTATTATCTACTCTGCGTAAAGTCATGCTTGCACCAGTAGTAGAATTTATATCTAAAGCATCAACGGTTGATAGTGCTGGCCCTATACCTATACCTGTTCCATCAGCAAGAAGCTTAAGTGTTACCGCAGAAGTTGTTGTTCCTGCATACAATCTTACTGTTCCTGCTGTCCCAGGTGTGGTTGCTCCAGCACCTCCTACTCCACCCTTTATAATTACATGTGCTCCATCACCGCCTGTAGTTGATGTGCCAACAGTTGCAGCTCCTCCGTCTCCTCCGGCAATAGTGAATGTGCCTCCATTTCCACCAATATCAATACCTGATTGGGAAGCCGCACCTCCTGTTCCTGATGTTAGTATAAGTGCCCCACCATTACCTCCGGTAGAAGATGTTGTTGCAGAACTTGCTAAGCCTCCTGCTCCAGAAGTTATACTAACTTTAGCACCTATTCCTCCACCTCCGGTAGTGGCTATTGTTGTATCTCCTCCAATGCCAAGTGAAATTCCTAAAGAATCGGTAGCTGCTGTCCCCGGAGTAGTGGGTACGTTGGCTGGTTTAGTTCCGGTAATGTTTAAAGAAGTGGTAATAGTTGGAGATGTCCCAAACATTAATGCCCCTGAACCAGTCTCATCTGAAATCATATTTTGTACTTCAAGAGAAGTGGTTGGCGAAAATCCAGTAGCACCAGTTATACCTTTTAAGCCTGTTACGCCTGTTAAGCCTTGTATACCTGTCTGCCCTTGGATGCCTGTAGCACCAGTTGGGCCTGCTCCTGTTGTACCTTGAATACCTGTAGCACCTGTTGGCCCTGCTACATTTGAAACTCCGGTCTGACCTTGAATACCTGTTACGCCTGTCATACCAGTGAGACCTTGTACACCAGTTCTTCCGGTGACACCTGTTATACCTTGTATTCCTGCACCTGTTTGTCCTTGTATACCTGTCTGCCCTTGGATGCCTGTAGCACCAGTTGGGCCTGCTCCTGTTGTACCTTGTATACCTGTCTGCCCTTGGATGCCTGTAGCACCAGTTGGGCCTGCTCCTGTTGTACCTTGTATACCTGTCTGCCCTTGGATGCCTGTAGCACCAGTTGGGCCTGCTCCTGTTGTACCTTGTATACCTGTAGCACCTGTTGGCCCTGCTACATTTGAAACTCCGGTCTGACCTTGTAAACCTGTAACTCCTGTTGTACCCAATCCTGTAACACCTTGGATACCAGTAACACCTGTTACTCCAGTTATTCCTTGTATACCCGCACCAGTTTGACCTTG